ATCTTGACAAGATCCAAGAATCCCAGTCCATGCGTGTGTTTAACGATGTCTTTTAAGATGTCTATCATAATGTTCTTATTGTATATGATATTTAGGTCTTAGTCTAGTGTTAATTCAGAAACTTTGTACACTGCTGGATTTTGTTTACCAGGCTTCTTGAATATGGCATAACTGGCACCGGGTCGGAATTGATTCATCTCCACGATCTCGTAACCCTCATCCTCGATGATCTGGGTCATTGCGGTCTTGGTGTTGTAGTTCCAGTAACCACGTTGGGCCTGATCCAGTTCCTGATCGTAGTGGCAGTCGGCGTACTGTATGAAACAATAACCTCCAGGAATTAACACCCTCTTGATGTCATGCAGGTACTGTTGAATATGTTGTTGTGTGAAGAAAACGAAGGTGTCCCAGCTGAATATAAAGTTACAACTGCCCTGCGGTATGTTGGTGCATTCAGTGTTCCTGGTTTTATAAAATTTCAAATACTTTCTATGCCGTGGATTAAATTTGTCTAATATTGGGGCTTCGATCCTATGTGTTATGTCTAAGAAGAAGTTCAATTTCCATGCCCTGAAATCCATAGAGAACATGCCATTGCCTGGTCCGATCTCTAGGCTGTTGTAGAGGTTGGTCTTTGCGAACTGGAATATCTTGGTCTGTATCTGTCTTGAGAGTATAGGATCAACTGCGGGGTTCTTTTTTTTCTGCTCGAGGTCTTTGAAGAACCACTCCGGGGTCTTGTCTAATCTGTCTATAACCTCTTTGTTGTTGGCGTCAACTGCCAACTCTAGATCCTTTAGTATCTTGAGATTTGAGTCAATCAACTCCTGCAGATCCTCTTTCTTGACCCTTTCCAGTTTCTCTATCAGCAATTTTATCTCTTCTATGCTTAACATGATATTATTTAAAATTCAAACAGCTTGTTGAATGTGTTACTGGTTTCCGTGCTCTGCACGTCCCAGTCCAGCACACCTATAAGGTTGTCCAGTTTCTGGTCCAGTATGCCCGTCTCCATGGCATCTCCATCGAATGGTAGTTCCTTGAACCACTCCGGTATACGCATCTCGTCCACGGGATACGCAATACTTGTGTAGCCCAGTGGATTCTGTTTAAGTTTACACACGATCACTTTGGCACCATCTGTTATGGGCATTGAATACTTGTCTCCGTACATCTCCCTGCACCTGTTCCAGTTCATGCTGGCTCGAACGTGTCCAGGCATGTTGGCCCTGCCCTTGGCTTCTTCGGCCGCCGTGTACTTGGTCATGTTGTTTGCTCTCTTGGGTGATCCTTTCTCCCAACCCGGCATGGCCTTGAACTCCGCCCTGAATTTGCTGATCCTGTCCAGCACGATCTTCTCGTCCTTTCCTTGCAACACCATGTACAGTACCTCACTCAAGAAGTCCTGCACGAACACCGGGGTGTCTGATCTTTTCAGATCGAGTCCCATGGCCTTCATCTTGCCTTCCTTGCCTTCAACATCCACACGTTCGCCTTCCTTGTCATAGTACAGCAGTGCGTATCTCTTCTTCGTGATGAACAGTCCCTTTGACGCGACCAGTTCCCTACCCGCCGCGATCACTTCTCCCCTTGATGCCGGGGTGTGGAATGCTTTGGTCATGAATGCTTTGAATGATCTGTTGACCTCATCTGATATCTTGTCGTACAATCCCACCACTGAATCCTTTGTCCATGGTATCAAGCCGTCTTTGATCTCTTTCTCCAGCACCTTGTATGCTGAGAAATAAACAGAATCTGTATTATGTACAAGTATGTCGTTTGCAAAAAAGAACGGATCTTGATCTTCAATACTGATGTCATAAACATAATCATCAATTTCTCCTAAACATTCTATACTCTTTATTTTTATTCTTGTGATATCCATTTTATTACTTTTTTAATTATATTTTCCTTATCAGATCTGTATTCCGATTCCCAAATAACTAGAGTACGAAATCCTAAATCTTCTACGGTTCTTAATTTTAATATATCTCTATTACGTATGTCAATAGCATTAATGCCTCTTATCATTGCAGTATCTTTGTATATTTTTGGATTTGCATGCCAGTAATCACCATTAAACTCTATAATACAATTTTTATGTTTAATATCATAAACTACATATGTTTTTAAATATGATGACCATTTTCCAAATGGTTTTCGTAAACTAGTGTGATCAAGTACTCCAACATTTTTTTCAATAGTGTTTATAAACTCTTTTTCTAAATTACTATAACGAAATTGTGATTTTGATCTAGATAAGATAATATCAACAGCCGCATCATTGGTAATGTTTAATTTTTTTGCTAATAATTCTGGATTATGAGGTTCTGATTTTTCTTTGCATATCTGTATATATTTTTTAGTACCACTATCTATTCCGTGTTTTTCTATAAAATATTTTTTAGTATTAGTATATGATTGACGATCACAATATGTTTGCCATTTTTTAATACCCGTATCTTCACCGTGTCTTTCTATCATTTTTTCTAAAGTTTGTGCTCTTGACGAGTTGTATTCGTTAAATTGATCCTGCGTCCACCCATATTTTTTTTCTTTATATTTGAATGTGTTCGTTTCGGCTTGTTTTTTTCGATATTCATTCCAACGTATCTCTCCACTAAACAGGCCGTATTTACTAATCAGGTTTTTTAAGGTAACTGCTGTTTTTTTAGCTAAGTTCTTACTGACTACTTTTGCGCCAGGGTAAGATATTTGATAGTCTTTTCCATTATTAAATTTTCCAGTACAATTATATTTAAAATGAGTCCATTGCAGTCGATCTGCTTCAAATCCACATTCTAAACACTTGATCATATTATATGCTGATACTCCTATTTCCATACTATTTATGTATTTAAGCAAATAATTAAATCGTTGTCTTTTATTGCTGTAGGTTTAACCTCAATCAAAAATCCATCTCGATCAATTATTACACTATGATCTTCGGTAACTTTAACTTCTTTGTCATTTTCTAAAGTAATCTTGTATATTTTTTTAACTGTTTTATGTCGCATTACATAAGAAATATCACTCATTACAGTAGCATCTTCAAATGAGTTAAATCCAACCACTTTAGCCATTGATTGTACTCCATATTCTTTTTCACCTATGGTTGAATGATTTAAACATTCATTATACAACTGTTCAATTGTAATTTCTCCTGAATCAGTTTTAATCTTGGTATCTTTAGTTACACTGTCTCCATAAACTATACTATCACCTTTGTGGTCATACTTGCCCGCGACGATCTCATTCACCATGCTGGCCATGTGTTTCGTGATACATCTACCAGTCAGTGTGACCGATTGCCCTATCCTCATGTCAAAGAACCTACAGCCTGGGTTCAGGATCGCTCCATACAGACTGTTCAGGTTGATCTTCTTGACCAGTTGTCTCTTGTCCCAATACTCCCTTTCGATCTCGTTGTCTCCGCACTCACGCATCTTCCTCTGCATCTCTTGTCTTTCCTCATACCAACGTTTCAGTAGGCCTGGAATGATTGCCTCATATTCGTATGTGAACAGGGTACCGTTCGCACTCAACATCCATTTGTTGTTGCCATCAAAAACCAACTCGTACAGTTGTGCCGCACTCATACGTACACTGGTCTTGTCTTCCCAGTCTACAATTATTTCAGTGCCTTTTTCCTGGTTCATTACTGCTTGGTATTCCCAACTGCCAAACTGGCTGTCCCATGCCGCCGCGAATGATTTCTTGGCATGTATGGCCCTGTTGATCTCTGCGGATGTTATCACGGGTCTTATCTGTCCTATGATGGTCTCCGGTCCCATGTTCAACGCCCTGATCACACTTGGATACAGTGAGTTGATGTCAACAGATCCCACCCAGTCATGTATTCCCTTCTGTGGGGTTGCCACGTGGGCTCCCGCCGCCGGTTGGTTCACCTCACCGTCCTTCTTGTACTTCCTGCCTGGGACTATCATGCCACGTCTGTGTGTCTCGTTGACGATGGCCTGTTCTGTTACTGCAACTGCACCCATTGTTGTCTGCAGTAGCACGGTGTTTTGGTGTGCTATCTCATTGGCAAGTTCTATGAACTTCAATTTCTTCTCAAGTTTGGCCAACAGTGCAGTATCCTGTCTGTTGTATTCTATGAACAATCCAAAGTCGTTCTTGTACAAATTGTCAAGTGAACCTTCGTAGACTGTTTTCCTCTCATCCAACTCATGTTCACCTATTGCATCCAGTCTGAACGAATGTCTTTCCTCGTATGTGTACTTCCTGTATAGTTCCAACAGATCCAGGTGCACCCTACCAACCAGATCGAAACTCAACTGTTCCCTGCCATACTTCTCAAATATCCTCTTCCTGGGTTTCTGTCCCCAAAAACAAAGACGTCTCGTGTCATCTGAACTCAGTACCTTCTGTATCCTGCCCACGGTATATGGGATATCGTATCCTTCACTGTTCCAGCCCGAGAGTATGTCTGCGTCTTGCACTAACTCTAGGAACGCATCTAGCATGTCCTTCTCTTTCTCGAACAGCATTGTGTTGTCAAACCTCTTGGTCAGCTCTTTAGCATCATCCATGCTGATTGTCTTGGGAGGCACTGCGAACGTGACCAGTTGGTCTGTCCAGCTCATGTAACAACTTATGGCAGTTATGGGCATGAACGGATCATCTGTTGTCGAGTAACCTCTATCGGGATCAAAGTCCACTTCAATATCAAAAAACATAACATTCAGCTTGGGAGTTTCCTTGCCCAAGTAATTCTCTTCAAGACATCTGAACACAGGATTTATGTCCTGCTCGTAGAGTGTCTTGTTGGATCTTATCCTCTGCTCTTTTATGAATTCTTTCTGTGTGGCACACTGGACCCTCTGTAAAGGTTCACCAGTCATCGACCTGTGTTTGCCCCTTGCGTCCTCGTAGTAGAACACGTACCTTGCGTCATACTCCACGAACACACGACCCTTCTTGGGATCACGTTCCACGACGTAGATCTTGTCCTCGTCCTTTTTGTATAATGCGTCTATGTAACTCATACTACCACCAATAACTTGCAACGCCAAAACCATAGACGTTTATGATTGAAAAATATCCTGTGATCATCATGACAAATGCCGCACCTCTCCTGAACGATGCATAACATTGTGTGACCGCTCCTATAAAGAATCCTGGGTACACTATGGTCATGTCAGGATCACTGGCTGTTATCGCCAATGTCATACTTGCTCCTACTGTGAATATGAAACTGATCATTTCAAAATAGAATGCAGTGTTATCTGATCTATAACTGTTCTTCCAAAACTCTTTTATACTTGATCCCATTAAAAAAATACTTTTATGATTCCTATTGCATTCATTATCGTGAACCAACCTGCCAGTACTGTGGTCCATATGATTCTCCTCCTGTATGAACCTATTGCAAGTGTGACTGATCCAATAAGATATATCGGAAACACTAATGCCATTTTAGGCTCTGGTGAGGTGAAAGTCAAGATACAAGATCCGACTACTGTGAACACTACAGAAACTAGTTCGTAGTAAAAAGCAGTTTTGTCTGTCCTGTAACTTGTTAACCAAAATGATTTGATTAACTCCAACACTATAACTTGCCTGCGGCCACTAATATAGATTCCAACACGTCTAAGTCGTCTGTTAGGTTCTTATAACTGTCCTTGTGTGCTATTGCTATCGCTTTGTTGATAATCGCGGGTTTGAGTTCAAGCTCTTCTGATATCGCTTTCACTGTGTCTCTCAATCCACCCTTGAGGTCGTCCACCTCTCCTAGTACTTGTGAACCCTGTGATATGATCTGGATCAGCTTCTGCTTCTCTGCATCATTGAAATTTCTTACTGCCATTTGTTTCTCCTGTTGTTATCCAACAAGTATATAACAGATATGATGTAGAGTCAATTGG